ATAACCCAAAAATACAACGACACATATTATTATCAAAGAATAGCCTTATATCCTCAGAGTCCTAATGCTAATGTGATACCAGGTTTGAGTGGTAATCAAACCGAAGATGAATTAGAGGATAACTATTTATACGACAATTTCGAATTGAACAAAAATTTTGGTTTTGATGAAAGAGTAAAACCACTTTTGATACACGAGGGTGATACTATATTTCAAGGAAGATTTGGTCATTCAATTAGATTTGGAAGTGCAATAGTACCCAACGCACACCAAGAGCCCGACACAATACAAAACTCACCAAATATTTTATTTCGTGCTGGACAAAGAGAAGATGCAGGATTGGGGTTTTTACAACCTGTCGAAGAAGATATAAACAAAGATGCTTCAAGTGTTTGGATTACAACAAATCAAAAGGTGATGTTGGATATTTCAAACACAAACGCAACCGACCATCGATACATGACAAGTGAACATGGAGATGACCAACCAAGTCGTGGTGGTAAACAAATCACAATCAATTCCGATAGGATAACATGGAATAGCAAAGATGGAAAGCTATTAGGATTTTCATCCAAAGGAATTGGGTTTTCAACACAAGGTAGTTTTAGTGTTGACGCAGATAATGGTATGCAGATGAATTCAGGTGGGGCAACCAACATGAGTATGGTACCGGGTGGTATCAGTTTGGTAACACCAGGTAACTCAAGATTAGATTTAGGTCAAGGTGGAGAAGGTGGTGGTTCTGATACTATTTATTTGTCAAGTGAATGTCCATCTTTTTTAACCTTAAATGATAAAGCCCATTTGGAAAGTTGTAAGGGTGCAAATGTACACCTTGATGATTGTGCAGGACTTTACACACATAACGGAAGTTACTTTAAGATTGGTGGAAGTGCTAACGAAGCGGTAATTTATGTAAAGGGTCGTGATGATGTCAAAGAACAACACTTGGTATTCGGTGAGAAACTTACTGAAATATTAGATTTAATGTTAGCATCACAAGAAGCACTAATTGATACAGTTATGTCATTTGCAGGAATACCAACAGGTGCAGGCCCGAGTGGCCCGATTAGTGGAGGCCCACCGAATCAAGCTTTAGTGGACACTTTTAAACAATCAACCGTTGAAGTTATTCGAGCACAGATTTGTGATATCTTAACAAGAGTGGAAGAATAATGGCACTGGATAAAAAAAAACTTAAACAAGCATTAGTTGATAATTATAGTAAACTAGCCGAAGATGGAAACGCATCAAAATCAGATTCGGCAGATGGAATGGCAACAGCTATTGTGGAGTTCATGAAGGACGCTGAAGTCGTACCCGTTGGAAGTCCAGCACTTACACCAGCAGTACCATCACCGATACCTGACCCAACATCGTTAGGTACTCCATTAAAAGTTATGGGTATTGATGGAGCTAAAGCACCATTAAAAACTGCCATATTAG